AACAGCACTATCGTATGCACTGCTAGGTATACAAAAATACATTTCATAATGTGCCATTATCTGTGACTCCTTTTACCTGCTTTATAAATTCTATCAACTTCATCTGCTGATAATATATCGCTATATATCAACATATCATCAATCTGACCATCAAATTGCCTTATTCCTTGCGAAGAACTATTTCCTATAATTGCATTAGTAGTATTATCAGTAGTAACACTACCTACAGGAGTTTGCTCGCTATGTCCTTCTGTGGCATTGTTTATATAATATATTGGGTCATTTGAAGTCGCATCACTATTATATGTTATAACAATATGATTCCACTCTCCTATATTTATTACTCTGCCACTATTATTTTCATTGCTAGTCCATATACCATTCGTTGAACTAAAAGGAACTTGCATAGTTAATTTTAATTTTCCACCAGATTCACTAGCTGCTTGAATATAAGTGCCTTTCTGAAAAATTCTTCCACCATTATTTTCTCCATCACTACTAGGCTTTATCCAACAACTTATGCTACCACCACCTGCCCATATATCATTCGTTGAGCTATCTCTAGGAATTTCTACGTATTCATTGGCTACCGAAACATCCTGAGCTCCATTAGAATCTGAAAAATTCAAACTATTAGTATCCTTCTGTCTATTCATCAAGAAACCTTGATTATCTCTAGAAGCATCTACACCTGCTGAGATTAACATTGTATCTGCTTCTTCTGGATTATAATCAAGCAAAGTATTTCCACCACCAGACAAATCTGGCCAATCAGTTAGTCCATTATCTCTCCAATATCCCTTTAAAGCAGAACTTCCATAAGTAGCATTGTAAGCTGAGTGTGTTGTAGCATCTAGTGCAATTCCACCATTATATAATTCATTTACCTCTGCTTGTGATAATTGTTTATTCCAGAAACTAACTTCTGTCATAGCTCCTGCACCATCACCCCAACTACCACTAAGTAATTTCATTCTATTAGTATCTGAATCGGTTGCGAAATCAGTCCATCCTGATTTATCTGTATTAACTTTTTCAGTCAGACTAATATCTTCTCCATTTATATATAATACTGGTATAGCTGTTGTATTATCATTGGTCCATACAAAATGTATCCATTTACCTAAATATCCATTTGCACCCCATCCTAAGCTATCTAGGTCGACATCATAGTGAAATTGAATAGTATTACTTTTTTCTTGAACTATATCTAATAATCCACCTGAATCTAAATAGCAACGTAAATAGTCGGTAGTAGAGCCAGCATTATCAAATATTTGCCACATAGTCATACCACCTACATTATGTCCGATAAAAGCCCACCAAGACATACTACCTTCAGTAAGATTTATTAAAGTATTAGAAGCTAAGTCTAAATTCTGAACAAAAAATCCATTAGTATCGTAATGATGCGCCCAAGCAAACTGATTATAAGATTGTAATGCTGTTTGAGGTATATCTAGTTGTTGGTCTGCATCTGTCCAACCTGATGCTACGCCTACTTCTTGTAGTTTTAAATCTTTTATCCAAATAATATCCCCTGAATCCATATTATTAAATTTTATTTGTGCATTAGCAGCAGTCCCTGCACATACAAAATCTACTGTCAAGGTAGTAAAACTTGTTTGAGTAAGATTGCTAGAATTATGAAAATCACCACCTCCATCATTAATTTGAAGAAGAATTGAAGTTCCATCATCTGTATTAACTTTATAGGTAAATGTTAATCTATAAGTTCTTCCTAAAGTTAAATCAGTAGTTAAGTCTTCAGCATTATTTAAATCTAATCTAGCTCCATCATCATCATCTACATAAGTAATTTTTAAAGCACTAGTATCATTTGCTATTGTATTACTACCTTCAGCAGTCCACCCACCTGTACTATCTCCATAATCTCCAACCCCACTATCAAATAAATCATCACCTAA